TGCCATTTGAAACGATATAAACTTTTTCCATACTATCGGGAACTGTAACAATTCTATTACCAGAAATTGTACCCGTTAGTTTAATTACCATATTTCGTGCATTAGACGCGGCACCATCAGACATTGTTAGTGCAGTTGTGCCTGCACCACCAGCAATTGATACCTCTTCGTACCCTGCTACTGCTTGTTCTACTAATTGTAAATTTGTATTTGTTTTATCACCCCAAGTACCTGCGTTTTCACCTGTAGCTTGAAGTTCTAGTTTTAAACTTGTTGAAAATGTTGATGCCATTTTTTATCCTATTTAAATTGAATTATAAATCATTTATGCTGCTCTATCAACCTCTGTCCAGTTAACGGATGTGCCCACGTCAACTTCTTGCCAATTAATTAAATTTATAGACCCTAGTGTAGCACTTAAATCAAATCCTGTTATTGCCATTTCAACATTAGCAAATGTAGTAACAGAACCCATCGCTGTGGTTAAAGCAACTCCACTTGGTGATTCAATACTATCATTAAAAAAGTTGATTGAACCCAAAGTCATTGTGGAGCTTAGTCCACTAGGCTGAGTTACAAAATCTGTAAAACCTACTGCTGTTCCTAAAGATGAGGTTAGAGCAATACCTGTAGCTTCACCCACAGTCGTTTGTGTAAAACCACCTAAATTAGTTGTAAGAGCTAAACCAGAAAGCGATATTATTTGATCGCCTTGTAAACCCCAAAGACCTGTATTCCAGGTGAGTTGTCCCCATCCGTTGGACATATTCTACTCTATGTAACTCTTAGTATGGCTGCACCTGCAGTAAAAGCAGGGAATTGAATGGTAAATGTTCCTGATGTTGCAGTCTTATCACCACCAAAAT